GTTTGAAGTTATTGTACCTTGTCTGGCAATCGTTATCGGTGATCCGTGAAACACGGACCGATTCGGATTGAACCCTGACGAGGACGGGGCTATGGATAGGAGAGAAAATCGGAGTTGCGGTCCTCAATCCTGATGAATCAGGATAAGAGAAGGGCACCTGTTTAACACGAGGTGCAACACGCAATACTTCCGACTCCAGGAACGCAAAAGTCTTTGGTAAAGATTCTCGTTCCCAGTGATTCTGAAGGCCGTTAAGGAGCTGGTATACCCAGGCTTCATACCGTCGACCAGAGAGGTCCTGATGCTCGCCTTCAGGGCTGAAAGGACGTACATCAACCCCGCGGTAGAAGTCACCACCGCAGGATTCCCTAAAATCAACATCAACAAACGTTTTATCGTAGTTGAAGGCCATTCCAAGATCCGTGAGGATCGTGGAAACGGCTTTATGTGCACGTTGCGGATAGATGAGATCATCACCGTAAACCGAAACAATACCATTGATTTTAAGGAGGTTACACGTAGCTTTCACTAACGCATAGAACAGAAGAGTCTGCAGCGGAAAGGTAAATCCAATCCCCATTGCCATAAAGCTGCAATAGTGGAATGTACGGCCATCGTTAAGATGGTACTGCGATAACCGGCCAAACCGCACCGCTCTAACCCACTTACGTGGAAGGAGACGGCACACCAAAGACCAAAGGAAGGACTCAGAAGCAGCTGACATGTCAGCTGTGACTAGCTTCTTCTTTTTGCTTTGTTCACGTGCCAAATTCTTGTGCCTTGATTGTAAACTTCTAATATCAAGGCCAATCTCCGTGAGCGCTTTTACTAAGACTCTGCCGAGCCCATAGGTGTAGTACGATCCTATGAGCGTATTCGGCATAATCAAGCGTAAGGACTTATAACTCTTCGGAACACCAACAAGAGGGAGGGATTCACACTGTACCATGACTGGTCGGCCGGATGGCTGACACTTATCAATCGTGCGTGACAACAGTTCGTTGTTCGCTAAATGGGTTTTAAACCATTCACAGTGCTCCAGACTACCCGTTATAGGGTCAGCCAACTTATGATCAATATAAGCATCACGAGCAGCGTTCCCAACTGTAGCCTTAGATGAAAATCGGCAGAACTCTTCAAGAGTGCCTGGATCAAAACCATCAAGTACCTGGCGAATGATCTTTCTGGCTTCTTGTACAACGAGGAAAGCACGGTGCTTAAGAGGCTGCCAATCAAGGCGGCCCAAGTGCTGTTGAAGCTTTGAGAATTTTTCAAAACTGATTTCCTCAAGCTCCTTATTCGTGTACAGATCTGCTTTAAA